CAAAGAATATACCGATCAAGCAGAGTATGAACTATCTGTTATTGCAGATCGTGGGTTTGACGAGTATTTCCTTACGATGGATGCAATTACTGAAATTGCTGAGAACATGATGCTTACTGGTCCTGCTCGTGGTTCTGCTGCTGGCTCTCTTGTTGCTTATGCGCTTGGTATCACTCAGATTGATCCTCTCAAGTATGGTCTGCTGTTTTCTCGCTTTTTGCGCTCCGATGCAACTGACTATCCAGATATTGATTATGATGTATCTGACAGCATGGCTCTTAAAGAGAGGCTGGTTGAGCTTTGGGGCGATTCTGTCGTTGCTCCAATCTCTAACTGGAATACGCTACAGCTAAAGTCTCTAATCAAAGACATTTCTAAGCTTTATGACATTCCTTTCACTGAAGTTAATGTTGTTACGTCTATTATGATTCGCGAAGCTACGCCTCTCGCGAAGAAGCGTCATGGCATTAAAGCAGGCGTCTATACTCCTACTTTCGAAGAGGTCATGGAGTTCTCGGATTCACTTCAGAAATATCTAAATAAATACCCCCATGTAAAGACTCACGTTGAATCTTTGGTTGGTCAGGTGCGCTCTTGTTCTCGTCATGCTGGCGGTGTTGTGATTGCAGAAGACCTTGACCGCAACATGCCTCTAATCAACTCTGGCGGTGTCCGTCAGACTCCGTGGTCTGAAGGTCAGAACGTTCGACATCTTGAGCCTATGGGATTCATTAAGTTTGATTTGCTTGGATTGGCTACTCTCAAGATGATTGAAGGCTGCATTGAGCATATTCTTCGCCGCCACAACGGCATTGCAAACCCGACCTTCACGGACATTAAGAGCTATTATGATCAAGTTTTGCATCCTGACGTTCTAAATCTAAACGATCAAGATGTTTACAAAAACATTTTCCATAAGGGTCGTTGGGCTGGTATTTTCCAAATGACCGAAACTGGCGCGCAGGATCTATGTCAGCGTATCAAGCCACGTAGTATTATTGATATCTCAGCTAGCACTTCTATTTATCGTCCTGGTCCTCTATCTGCGAACGTTGACGAGGATTACATTGAAGCAAAAGCTCATCCACATCGAATTAAGTATCTAAATGAAGATCATCGCGCTATTACTGAAGAGACTTATGGTTTTCTAATTTTTCAGGAGCAGATTGCTCTACTTGCCCACAAGCTTGGTGGGCTAACTCTTGATGAAGGTAATCTTCTTCGCAAAGTGCTAACCAAGAAAGGTACTGGCAAGGGGGGTATCACCGACCAGCTACGAACAAAGTTTATTAACGGCTGTGTTTCTAACAATATTTCTGCTGACGCTGCGTCGAATCTTTGGGATAAGTTTGAGTATTTCTCTGGCTATGGATTCAACAAATCTCATGCTGTTGCTTATTCTGTGATCTCTTATCAGTGCGCTTGGCTTTGGCACTATTATCCTGCTGAGTGGATGGCTGCGTTCTTGGATAAAGAGCCTGAGACTCGTAAGGAAAAAGCAATCAACATTGCAAAGCGCTACGGGTTTAAGATCGCCCAGACTGATATTAATACTTCTGGAAACGTTTGGGAGATCTCGGAAGACGGTAAGACTCTTATTCAGCCCCTTACTGCGATCAAGGGTCTTGGGGCTTCTGCTCTTGAGCAGATTATGAATAATCGTCCATTTACGGACGCCCATGATTTGCTCTTCAGAAAAGACGTTGTGTATTCAAAACTAAACAAAAAAGCTCTTGATGCTCTTTGTCGGGCTGGCGCTTTGGACGCTCTTGTTGATGAACAGTTCACTGGACGAAAGCACTTCTGGTCAGCTTGTATTGTAGATCGCCCAAAGAACCCAAAGCGTCTGCGAGATAACATCGAGTCTTACGCACCAGAAGGTGATTTTACTCAAGATGAAATCATTCAGTTTAAAACGGATCTAACTGGAGTTTTTCCGTTGAATCTTGTTATTGACAATGATACAATTGAACAGCTTAGCCAGCGTGGTATTCCTGCAATCTCCGAGTTTGATGATGAACTAGCTCTTTGTTGGTTTATTCCTCGCAACGTTACAGAGCGCAAAACAAAGAACGGAAAGACTTATTGGATTCTTGATGTTATTGATTCAAATAACGAACAGACTGCAATTCGGTGTTGGGGTATTGATCCCAAACGAGATCAAATCATGCTAAACAAAGCATACGTTGCTCGCTTGAGCTATGACCCCAAGTGGGGATTCTCGACACGAGCGCTTGGTAGAACTTTTAGAATGCTGTAAAATAAGGAGTTTAAATGATTACAGATATTGTTGTAGGTCTTCAGCATGGAGATGAGGGCAAAGGTAAAGTAGCGCATCATCTACTTAAAAGTGGAGAATATACTCATTGTATTCGCTTTAATGGTGGTCAGAATGCGGGACATACGATTTACCATAAAAATAAAAAATTTGTCACCCATATTATTCCTCAAGGAGTTTTTTTTGGTGTTCGGTCGATTATTGGTCCTGGGTGCGTATTCAATGTTGAAAAGTTGTTAAAAGAGATTTATGAGCTAACAGAAGCTGGAATCGATCTTGGAAGAAACCTAAAGATCGCTCACAACGCTCACATTATTCTAGAGCACCATATTCTTGAGGACTCCAAAGATGTCGATGTTGGTACAACTAAAACTGGCAACGGTCCAGCGTATCGAGATAAGTATTATAGGCAAGGTATAAGAGCAGAGCAAATTCCATTTCTTCAGCCTTTTCTAATTGACATCTACGAAGAACTTTACAATAAAGATTCTGTGATTTTGATGGAGGGCGCTCAGGGTTGGATGTTGGATCCAGATTGGGGAGATTATCCTTATGTCACTTCTTCTCATACTGGTGTCGCTTCTGCTTTGCTAAACGGAGTAGAGCCTCGCTCTATCCGAGATGTTTGGGGTGTAGGCAAGATCTACGAGACTTATGTTGGCAAAAAAGATTTTCAGCCCCCTGGTGATGTGTTTAATAAAATTCAAAAGGCTGGAAGTGAGTTTGGTGCGACCACAGGGCGTGTTCGTCAGTGTAACTGGCTTGACTTTAACAATCTACGTCAGGCAATCCATATGAACTCCGTTAACAAGCTTGTACTAAACAAAGTAGATATTTTACGTGAAGTTGGAGAATGGCAAATTAAAAACCCTGATGTTACTTTTAACAGTGAAGAAGAAATGCGCTCTTTTATCAGCGAAAATCTATCCAAAGATGTAGAGAACATTTTCTTTTCAGAATCACCAAAAACCATTTGACAGATCGACTGCATCTTGTTAAATTATAATAGCCAAAAGGAGGAAATCATGGCTAACAGCGAAGAGAAGAAGCGTCTTGTGCAGGAGTACATTCGATCCCTCCGATCCTTGAAGAAGACGTACCCGGAAGTCACCCAAGAGTTCAACGCCCTTCTTGCCGCAGACGGCAAGACTTGGCAATCCGCTGCCTCTCCCCGTTGGAGACAGACTCATGCCCCGTAGGAACAGAGCCGCCGCAGAGCGAGCTATCCAGATCATCGGTGTCCTCGCAGGGAAGACCTGCGACGAGATCAACGAAGTCATCGCAAAAGGTGATGCTGCCAAGAGAGTGCCGGATGATCGCAAGAAGGAACTCCCTCAATCGTCCCACGATATGCTCAACCGCCAGTACAGGAACCACTTGGAGCGACAGGGTGTGGTGCTGACGCAGGAGCAGTGGTCTGCCCTGTGGAATCACTGCACCGCCCCCAAAAAGTTGGGCGATCTCTGACGAGGGTACAGTGGTTTCCTGATAGGAGGTCACTCATAGCAAAAGGTAAGAACAAGCGATCAGAATCACCAAAAACCATTTGACAGATCGACTGCATCTTGTTAAATTATAATAGCCAAAAGGAGGAAATCATGGCTAACAGCGAAGAGAAGAAGCGTCTTGTGCAGGAGTACATTCGATCCCTGCGTGCTATTGAAGAAGCTATGGAGCCGTATAAGGAGCAGAAGCGAGAGCTTCGTGCAGAGTACCGAGAGCAGGGCTGGCTTGACACCGATGAGATTCGGTCTGCTGTAAAAGCTTACCGTCTATTCAAAGGCAAGTTCGACATTGATGCTGTTTATAACAACTTTCAGCTGCTGTTCGGACATCTTGACAATGAGGATGATGAATGATTATCGAGTTTTATCGCACCAGACCAGATGCGATTAGTCCAGTTCGGGCTAATCCATCGGATGCTGGTCTAGATATTTTTTACTGTCCCGATCCTTATACATCTGGCGTCACTCTACAGCCTGGAGAATCTGGAGTTTTTGCAACAGGTCTAAAGTTTGGCGTGCCTCATGGTTATATGCTTGAGGTTAAGAATCGTTCTGGAAACGCTGCCAAGCGCTCGCTTTTGGTTGGCGCGTGCGTAGTTGATTCAGGTTATGATGGAGAAGTGTTTGTTAACTTACACAACGTTGGTAACTCTCCTCAGTATATTCACGCTGGAATGAAAATTGCACAGGTTGTATTGATTCCTGTTGTGACTTTTAGACCAGTGGAACAAAGTGAAGATGTGCTTTATAAACATCCAATGTCAATTTCTAAACGAGGCGATGGAGCCTTTGGGAGTACAGGTGGATAAAAATACAACAGATGTGATGTTTAGCTCAAAATCTAATGATTGGGCTACTCCACAGCACTTTTTTGATTACTTGGAAGATAAGTTTGGTCCATTCACTCTCGATCCTTGTTCAAACGAATCAAACTATAAAGTGCGAAATCACTATACAGAAAAAGATGATGGCTTAAACAAAGATTGGAGCGGTAATAAAGTTTTTATGAACCCTCCATATGGCAGGGCGATTAAAGATTGGATTAAGAAAGCTTATGAAGAAGGGCAGAAAAATGATACAACAGTTGTTGCTCTTATCCCAGCAAGAACCGACACACGATACTGGCATGACTATGTAATGAAATCTGATGCTATTTATTTTATCCGTGGTCGGCTTAAATTTGGAAATGGCGAGAACTCTGCTCCTTTTCCTTCTGCTGTTGTTGTTTTTCGCAGTACAAATCATAACTTTCCAAAGATTGGTGTCATGGAAGCACGATGAACAGAAAACAACGCAGAGAAGCAGAAAAGCTCCGCAAAAAGAATGACCCAAATCAGATCATGGCAGATCAAATTCATCTTTTTGGAAAACTACCAGATCATTGTTTATCTTGCCAAAAAACATTTGACAAGAGCAATAAAGAAATGGTAATGTCATGGAGTGTTGTGGTGAAAAGCGATAATGTTTCGCTTTTCTGCCCTGACTGCATTAACAAAACAAAAGAGGTTTTAAATGGTAGAGCGATTGAGTAAGAGTGCTTTACAGAAAATGATGAGTGGCAAAGTAAAAGAGCCTGCAACGATTGTTGTTAAGTTCTATAGCAATAGCTGTCATTATTGTCATGCGCTAAAGCAAGATTATGAATATGTATCAGAAGAATTTCCTGATGTTCTTTTCTTTGCGTTTAATATTGAAGATTACCAAGACGCATCCAAAATTCTAAATTTTGAAGGTGTGCCCACAATCTGTAAGATGGAAGTTGGAGGTACACGTCCAAGAATCAAAGTGATTCCAGAGCCCGAAAATCCACACAAAACAACTTGGTATACCAGAGATGATATTAGAATCTTTATTGGAGGTGAGCAATGAGAGAAGCACTGGCATTTGACGACGTGCTACTGGTTCCTGGCAGATCTGATATTGATTCAAGATCAGAAGTTGATATTTCATCAGATCTTGATCTTGGCGTAAGTTTAAACGTGCCTATTTTCTCTGCACCTATGGATACAATTACCGAAGGTGCGATGGGTGCCGCATTGTCAGATTTTGGCGGCTGTGGCATTATTCACCGTTATAATTCTATCGAAGAGCAAGTAAGACAAGTAAATATTGCTTGCCAACTTTCCAAAGTGCATAGCTCTTATATTAAAAGAAATATTGGAGTTGCCGTAGGAGTATCTGGAGATTTTCTAGAGCGCTCAAAAGAAAGCGTTCGCGCTGGTGCCAATCTTATTTGTATTGATGTAGCTCATGGTCACCATACAAAAGTTAGAACAGCGCTTCGACAAATTAGGTTGCACGTTGGGGACTCAGTTCACATTATGGCTGGAAACGTTGCCACGTTAGAGGCATTTGATGATTTGTCTGATTGGGGAGCAGATTCTATTCGAGTTGGAATCGGCGGGGGCTCAATTTGTTCCACTAGAATTCAAACTGGTCATGGTGTCCCAACTTTTCAATCTATTTTAGACTGCTCGCATTCACAGCGCCCAGCAAAACTAATTGCTGACGGTGGCATTAAAACAAGCGGAGATATTGTAAAAGCTTTAGCTGCTGGTGCTGATGCTGTTATGTGCGGCTCTCTTCTATCTGGAACAAGAGAAACCCCAGGTCGCACTATCCACGACACAGACGGTCGTTGGAAAGAATATAGAGGTATGGCTTCCAAAGAAGCTCAACGCGACTGGAAAGGAAGCTACAACTCATTAGAAGGTATTTCTACTCGTGTTCCTTTCCGTGGCGCGGTAATAGACATTCTAGAAGATCTACGTAGAGGAATCACTAGTGGCTTTAGCTATTCTGGTGCTAGAGACTTGGCACAGCTTCAATCGCGTGCTAAATTTATTCGTCAGACAAGCGCTGGAGCTTCTGAAAGTAGAACCCACATTCTTAATAGGAGGTGGTAAAATGTCGTCAGAGATAGATTATGGTAAACTTACGCGAAGAATCGTATTTACAGAAAATGATCATAGACATGCTCAGTTGGTTTTAAAACTAAAGAACATGAAGATTAGACAATCTGATTTTTTTAGACACATTATTACAGGTCTGATAGAAGATGAAGAGCGCATACTGAGCTATGTAGAAGAGATATCAAAAGTTGCAAAAACAAGAAAAGCAGACAAAGCAAAACTACGGCAAAAAGGACAACAAAAACTATCAGACTTTGCATTATCAGAAGAAGATATTGATGATATCTTTGACATGCTAGAAGGGGAGTACCCTGACTTATGAGAAAATCACATCTTCCATCGTGTGCAAAGCTTTGTTTGGATAATGGCTCTTCTTGTGAATTAAACGGGTGTCGTTATTGGATTAATTATAAAAAAGAGCAAAATTGTTCTTTAGTGTCTATTTATCTTAACGGAAGTATGACTTTACGCGAAGTTGCAGAAAGATTAGGTATTTCATTCGCAAGAGTTAAGCAAATAGAGTCTCAAGCAATAGATAAAATAAAAAAGTTTATTTAAAAAAACATTTATGAAATTTGAGGACTATTTAATGTTGAGTTCATGTTTTAAGGAGAAATATAATGGCTCGTAAAAAATTACTAACAGAATCTGAAATTCGTAGATTTATGAAGCTTGCCAATGTTGCGCCAGTTGGCAACAAAAGACTAAGCGAAATGTATGATGCCCCAGGCACGCGTGATGAGGAAGAAAAAGAGCCTGCTATGCGCGACATGATGGAGCAGGAAGAAGAAGAGATGGATATGGAAATGGATATGGAAGAGCCAATGGGCGATGAACTTCCAGCCGAAATGCCAGAAGAGCCAATGGGCGATGAAGAAATGGACATGGATATGGACATGGATATGGGTATGGGCGCTGAAGGCGACATGATTTCCATTAGCGATTTCATGTCAGCACTTGAAGATGCTTTAGAGAGCGTTACTGGACAAGATGTCAGTTCAGAAATTGGTATGGACGACGAGATGGGGGCACCGCCAGAAGGGGGTGATGTTGAAGATCTATCAGCGGAGATGCCTCCAATGGACGATGAAGAAATGGGTGATGAGGAAGACATGCTAGCTGAGAGAATTGCAAGACGTGTTCGCGCCCGTCTAAGAGCAGAAAGAAAAGCTGCCGATGCTCTTAAAGAAAGCAAAATGAGAAAAGTCAAAGCAAAAATGAAAAGAGAAAGAATGGCAAATGATTTAACCGAGAGAATTTTTACAAGACTCACCACCAAATAACTTGACATAGTAATTTAAAGCCGTTATATTATAACCACCAGAAGAGATTCTGGTGGTTATTTTTTTGAGGTGATTGCTCTTGGAACATCCCTGGTTATTTTACTTTTTGTTTTTTATATTTGGCTACTATACTTGCAAAGTGTTTTATTTTCTTGTTGCAGTACAAAAAAGTATTCAAATTTTAAAGCTGACACAAGCAGTAGGACTACTTATTATTATAAAAGCATTAGAAAGTATGCATTATGCTCATAATTATCGGATCTTTTTGCTTGGTCCAACCGCAAGTGAACAAAACAAAGATGCTTATAATGCTCACTTTGAAGCCGAAATTAAAAGCTTTACTTCAAAGTACATTCGTGAGATAATTGATTTACATGGAGGATTCTTTTCTCATCTTGTTGAGTTCAAGAATTGGGAAGAAGCCATGATTTACCTTGAAGATAAAAAAGATAACGTCATTGAATTCATGACTAAGGAGAACAATGATTAACAAAGTTAAAAGCAAAATCAAAAACTTGCTATCAATAAACGAAAACGATCAAAGAATCGTGTTGTTCAACCCTGGAGAAAAAGAGCCTGACTTAAGAGTAGTGGGACTTTTTTCAGATGTAGTTGACGAGAAAGTATCAGAGATTGTAACAGGTCTTATTTACATGAATGAAGTTAACAAGGCATCAAAAGAAAAAAGAGATATTGATTTTTATATTTCAACATACGGTGGTAACGCTGACGATATGTTTGCTCTTTATGACATTATGAAAGTAATCGAGCAAGATACTGATATCAGCACTATCGGCATGGGCAAGGTTATGTCTGCTGGAGTTCTTATCTTAGCTGGCGGCACAAAAGGCAAGCGAAAGATTGGTCGCAACTGTAGAGTTATGTTACATTCTGTTATTGCTGGCAATCATGGATCTTTACATTCTCTTGTAAATGAAATGGAAGCTATTCAAGACCTTCAAGAACTTTATATTGATCGGCTTGTTGAAGATACAAAAATGACCAAAAAACAACTAAAAAGACTGCTAGAACAAAAAGTTAACATCTATTTATCAGCAGAGCAAGCAGTTGAATATGGGATTGCTGATATAATCGTGTAAGGAACTTTGTAAATGAATAGATATCTTTTTGAAATGATGTTGCGTTTAATTAACGAACAATTGGATGCTCAAGAAGGCTTATTAACCGAGGTGGTATCTGATCTTCCTAGTCGAGTATCACTTACATTCGGTCCCAATGATGATGTGCGAGCGTCGGTAACTGCAGATGGCAACTTTAAGGAATCAACCATTGACGCTCAGCCGCGTCTCGCCCAAATCGGTCAAGTCGTCAGACAAACGGCGTCTTACAGCCCCCCCCAACGAGGACAATACGAGCAAAGGCGTGAAGCAGCATTCAACGCTTTTATGGATTATTTGAAGAAGGTTCCAGATCCCCCCAACCTTGATATCGGCGCGGGAAGAGAAAACGCTGTATTTGTGGGCAGAGTGGTTCAGAGCGGGTCGCAACAAGTTCCGTTCACACGAGATAACATCAAGAAGCTGCCAACCTGGCACCGAATTATATTTCCAATAAAATACATCAAGCCGAAGGGATATGCCAATCATATTGGCAATCTTATCAAAATAGGCAACATGGGATCACGCCCCAAAAGAAATGCTATTATTAATAATCTTATGAAAAACGGCGGCGTAACCTATGAAGGCTGGACCTTTAAAATAGATCCTAATCATGGTCTTCTCGACATCAAGACCGACGAAGGAGATTTTAATGTAGGAGGAGTCTTAACAGTCTCTTCAGATACTGAAGATATAAACGAAAGATTCAATATAACATTTAGCGGAGGTTCAAGCGACAGCAATGTATCTGAATTGTTCGAAGGAAACTTGCTCATAGCACTTAATGGGCACACAAGCTCATTCCCGCCACAAGCAGAAAACCTTGGAATTTATCAAGTGGAAAACAAAAGGGGACAACTAATAGATATATTTATTGGGGATCCAGGGTGGCAGAACATTGCTAATGACGTCATTGCAAATATCACAGGATCGGGTCTGGGCACGGAACTTGCTAATCATGAACTATACGATAAACCAGGGACTGCAGACAAGCTAACTGACATTTATAAATTTTATAAAGGAATTACAAAAGGCGAAGGGGCTCCCGCTACTAGAACACCAAAAACAGACATAGCAAGTGATGATAATGATAAAACTCTAAGAATATCAGTTAAAAAGAAAGGAGCTTCACTTTTAAGTCCAGAGTTCTCCGAAACAAAAGCTTTTATGGCTATTGCTTTGGGGTTTACCCGGAACAATCAGCTTTTAAATGATCCATTATTTAATAATGTTAAAAATGCGCTTGAATCGCCGCCCCGGAGGTTCGCGCGTCGGAGGTCGGTGTCTTTGAGATCGGCGCCCTCCAGATCGGCGTCCTTGGGGCGCTGGGCGGCGGCGGGTTCCCAACCCCAGAGGATCCCGCCTCCGAGATCCGAATCCGTGGCGAAGGGCAAAAACGCTTTGAATGAGATATATGATTATATAAATATTCATACTCTAAAGATCGATTTCAAAAAAGCTTTCTTATTGGAAGCCATGACCGGAAACCACAAGTTTCCCTCTGGAAGCGTAGCTATCGCTAACAGATTATTATCTTGGGACGAAAACGGAGCAGGTTCTTATTATGATA